GCATCCAAGCAAGACCCGCAGGGGTATGGGTCTGCTTTGACTTATGCACGGCGATACAGTTTGATGGCGGCTTGTGGAATTGCGCCAGAAGATGATGACGGAAATAGTGCCAGCAGACGCACCGAGGTCAAGTCAGAGGTCAATGAGCATCAGATGGTTGATTTGCTTTTGGCAATGGATGAAGTCACCACGATAGTAGACCTTCAGAAAGCCTACAAAACAGCGTATACAGCCGCCAAAGGTGAACAGGCATGGGTTACCAAGGTCATCGCTAAAAAGGACGCTAAAAAGGCTTTGCTCGAGACTCAATTAACCAACGAACTGAAAGCGAGTTTGTAATGAGTCCGCCAAGAATTAGCATTGAAAACAGGTTGCAAGTTTATGAAGTCCAAAGCAATGGGTGTTGGAACTTTTTAGGAAACAAAGACAAAGATGGTTATGGTGTCTTTGGTCATGGACGAGGAAAACAATTAAGGGCGCACAGAGCTTCTTTTGAATTTCATAAAAAAACTTCTGCTGCTGGTTTATTAGTTTGCCATTCTTGTGATAACCCTAGCTGTATAAACCCAGACCATTTGTTTCTTGGGAAGCCAAAAGACAATACGCAAGACATGATAAAAAAAGGCCGAAAAGCAAATTGTAAAGGCTCAAAACACCCATCTGCAAAACTTAATGAACTTGACATTGTTTGCATAAAAGAACAACGCTTATTGGGTAAAAAGTTAAAAGAAATTGCCAATCAATTTAGCATCACGTTTCAAACAGTAAGTGAAATTTATAGGGGCAAAACATGGAAGCATCTTTAATAAAGCAAGGAACAGCCGAATGGATGGCTCAAAGAATTGGCCGTGTAACAGCATCTAGAGTCGCTGACATAATCGCCAAAACTAAAAGCGGATACAGCACAAGTCGTGATAATTACATGGCTCAGTTAATTTGCGAAAGAATGACTGGTGTTATTGCGGAGTCATACACAAATGCTGCCATGAATCACGGCACAGATACCGAACCATTTGCACGAGCTGCTTATGAGGCCAAGGTTGATATTTTGGTCACCGAGGTAGGGTTCATTACCCACCCTTGGATTGAGATGTCTGGTGCATCGCCTGATGGGTTGGCGGATGATGGATTGGTGGAGATCAAATGCCCAAACACTGCCACCCACATTGCAACTTTGCTTGACCAAAAAGTGCCTGAAAAGTACATCACGCAAATGATGTGGCAGATGGCTTGCACCGAACGACCCTGGTGCGATTTTGTGTCTTTTGACCCACGGATGCCTGAAAAGCACCAACTATTCATCAAGCGTGTGATGGCTGATAAAGAAATTATCCAGCACCTTGAAAACATGGTCACACAATTTTTGCGTGAAGTAGAACTGAAAATCCAACAACTTGAAAGCCTTGCATGAAAAAGATCAAAGACATTACCGTGGTTACTGGCTCGTACATCAACAAGATGGGCGAGGAAAAGAAACGCTACCAAAACATTGGCACAGTGTTTGAAGATAACGGCAACCTCAAAATCAAACTTGATGTGATACCCCTGCCAAAAGGTGGGTGGGACGGTTGGGCAAACTGCTACGACCCCAAACCTTACGAGGGCAAACAAACAAAGGAGTTTGATGATGACCTTGCTTTTTAAACGGGCACGATCACTAGACCCATCCACCAGTCATGCCGCGGCAGACCAAGCACAAAACTTGGCGCGGCTTCATGGTGGCTTGATCGTGGTTTGTCTCCAGCGTTTTGGCGCAAGAGGCAAAGATGGCATCGCTGAGTTGACTGGACTGGATGGCAATCAAGTGGCTAGACGCTTGCCTGAGTTAGCCAAGATTGGCTTGGTGGAGTTAACTGGGCAAGTCACTAAATCAAAGTCAGGTAGGTCAGAACGTGAATGGCGTTTTGTACCTGTACAGCGGGAGTTAATATGACAAAAAAGATATTCACGATTTCAAACGTGGGTGGCGTATGGGTCACACATTTTCCACACTGGCCCTCAATAATGTATATGGAGCATGAAATTGAAAATGCCGTCAGATATTTCGAATTGATTGCAGATGACTTTACTTTTACATTCAGAACTTCACAGCAAAAATGGCCTAATAATTGTATTGATCTTGATGGAACCATCAATCTTCACAAACCATATGGGCCAAAAGTGAAGGAAAAAATATGACTGATGAAGATGAAGCATTTGAGGAAATGGCTTTAAAACAAGGTCATTGGCAACACACCAGTGGTAATCGCAAGCGACAGATTGCCCACATGGATATGCACAGCCACCCAGCCGAATTTGTCCATTTGCATCGCAACGACACACTTGAAGAAGTGGCTTGTGCAATTGACCAATTTGCTGGGCCGTTTGGCAGGGACACAGTGCAGTCTTTTGCCGCTTTGGTAAGAGGAATGAAGAAATGACAAAAGAACAAATCCTGCAACTCATCAAGCTGTTGTCAGCAGTGGAGTCATGGTCATTTGCAGACAAGCACCGAATGCCAGATTACTTGTATGAACGAATTGATGAAGCTATGGCAGTGCTGGAACAAGAGGTGCTGAAATGACACAAGAAGCATTGAAGAAGATGTATCAACTGTTGCTGACAGAACCTCATGCCCCAACGGTTTGCGCCCAACTGGAACGCATCGCAAGGGAGGCATTGGCTGACCATGCCATGCGTGAGACACAGCGCCTTGGGCAAGAGATTGAGCCTGATGACATTGCATCCATCCTTGCCTGTCGAGATATGTTGGATGCACAGCCAGTGCCACCTCGCACATGGGTAGGCAGTGGTGACATCGAAAACTCAAACGCTTACCTAACCCCACCACAGCGCACAGAGCCGCCACAGAAAAAGGTTTGGACCTTTTGGGACTTATCGGGCGGTGATATTACTGACGCAATCAAAGCCAAACTCAAGGAGAAGAACACATGAAAGCACGTAAAGTATTCCACGCACTGATGTCATCAAAAGGCTATACAGAATCCGATCTAGCAATTACTGGTGACAAGTACACCAACGCTGCTATGCAAGGACGCTGGAACTATTTCTTGGCAGGTTGGGAAATGAGGGGGGTCATATGATTGGATTGTTTCTAATCCTGTGCTTGGGTGCGGCTGTCACTATTGTGGTTGGATGGGTGTTTGTGCAAATCATCCTATGGACTCAAGAATAAATCCGCGTCCCTGCTTTATCAATGATTAAAGCCTGTTTGCGGGGTGCGCTAGCATTAGGGATTGATATGTGCGTCCAACGGTCGAACTCTCGTATAACTTGATCGTAACCAATCCCAGACGCAATGATGGCCTTGACCACTTCATCAGGGGTTAGCCCTGGCACACGAATGTCGGCGGCACAACCAATTCGGTGCTGACTTGTGTCTTTAGACCCTACCGCATCATTAACCGCTTTACTGCGGAACGCAGAGTTAACCATGATCGGTTTGCCGCCAAGAACAGTTTTGACTGTTTCAAGGAATTCAGCCAATCTTTGAAGGTTTGCAAGTTCGGTTTCATTTGGTGTGTTATCCAGGGTTCGGTGGTCTGTGTGCGTAAGTTCTTCCAAGGTGAAATGAGGTGACAGGTTCATTTTGCTGTCCTTGAAAGAATATCAGTCTTGGCTTGTGAGCCAGCAGAGCTTCCAAAGTAGTATGCAATGATGCCAGTCCATGCAGTGCCCAAACTGCCCAACATCATCAAGATGGCAGGGTTGCTACTGTCAATTTGGTTAAAGAACATCATCACCATGATGCCGAAGAATCCGATGGTGACTGCGCCAGCCAACAGTGGTGGCATTAAACTGCGGGTGGTGGCTTGCATATCCCTCGCGGATTTTCTGTCTTCCACCTCTAGCTTTTCAAAGTTCAAGCCAAGTTCTTGCGCTTGCTTTTGGAGTTCAATCTCAGCAATTTTGACCTGTGCAATCTGCTCGGCAGATAACTTGTTGTTGGAGATCAATTCGCCAACTTTGTCTGGGTCAACGCCAATGGCTTTGCTAATAGCTGATACCGCCATGCCAGCCAAGGGGCCACCCATTGCCGTGGCAATAGTCGGTGCAATTTGTTTTAGCCAGTCCATTATTTAACCTTTCAGTTCAAAATTTAAATTTTCGTGACGGGGGTACTGCACAACACGTTCCCCTTCAGGGCATTTGTATTTGATAGTTGCAAGCAAAGTGGCTTTACCGTTGGCAATTTTTTCTTTATTTACCATAGTTAGTTGGTATGTAAACGTATCAATCTGTGGCCCTGCTGGTCCGCTAAACCTGCTGGCGGTAGTAGTTGCTTCATGCACCATACCAGCCGCATCACGAATGCTTGGCGTAAAACTTTCAACAGAGCAATCATCCCGTTTTTTTATTCGCGCAACAGTGACATTGATGGGCTGTCCAGTCTCTGCCACAATTTTAAAATGCTCTGGTGACCATTCAAGAATAGCCTTATCAAACCAGCCAAACTTATCGGCAAGTGTGTAACTGCCGCCCAGTGCGGCAATACTAGCGGCAACGGCCCCCATAGTTTTGGCAAGATCAATCATCTTTTTTTCTTTCGTCCTCAATCTGTTTTCGTAACTTTTCCACCTTTTCCATCTGAGCCTTTGCTTCTCGCCTTACCACCATCGTGTCCATGTACATCATGCCAACAAGGGGCAAGACCAACACAAAAACCAGTGCGAACAAGACTAAGACCAGAAGGTATCCAAACGACCCTGATGATTGAGATTGATTATCCACATTAGGCATATCAGGTAGGCGACCACGAAAACCACCGCCACCGTTTCCAGCACCCTGTCCAGTATCTGATTTTTTAACCTTTGTTGCCGCCATGCTTTCACCCGTTTTTCGTGCAACTCCCGTGCCGCTTGCTCCGATTTCTGGTCCAACAGCTTTTGATACTCCTCAACAATTTCACGCCAGAGATCGGGTTGCCCCATCTCCCAGCGCACCATTTTCTCAAGGTCAGCGTAAAACTGTTTTGTTTGCCTGAGAAACATCACATTGTCTATGGCTTGTGTGGCAAGATCGTCTTTGATTCCTTTGCGTTTGTTTTCTTCTCGCTGAAACTCTGCTTTTTCATGACTGGATTCAAGTTCCGCTTGACCCTTGAAGAAGTTTGACAGTGCCCCACCAACCTCGCTGGTGATCTTGGTCAGGTCATTACCAGTTTTTTTTAAATCTTGGTAAACGGCAACGCAACCCTTGATGCCTTCATAGGCACTTTTGCAGAGTGCAAATGCCGTGATGGGGTCAATTTACAACCCCAGTATTTTTTTGACAAGTTCACCAGCAAAACCAGGACCAAGCAAAACAGCCGCAATCACCACATAAAGCAAATACTCGATGCGGGTCATGCGCTGTGAACCAGACTCAAATGACTTTTCAATGGCTCTATACCTCTCAGCACAAACTGCCTCATGTACCGCCAGTCGTGTGTCGGCATCTTCAAGCATCAGATGCCTTCGCCCTGCACAATGTAAACCGTGGATGCAGCAGTGGCTAATCCACTGAAGAACACCTCACGACCAAAACGCAGAATCTCCACAGCACCAGGCACTAACACAATGGCTGAACTTGGGGTTCCTGCGATTGGTGCAACAGCGTTTGCCGTAGCCAATGCAGCCGTGCTGCCAACACCCAAAAACACCGTATAAACGCTGTCATTGATGATGCGGTATTGCCCTGTGCCTTGTGCATCAAATCTGCCGCTAACTAACGCCTGAACGCCAGTAGGGGCACTAGCCGCCGCAGGAATAACAACGGTTTCGCCAAGTGGGGCAAATGCAATTTGTGAATTGGTCGACATGATTTATCCTTAACAGTCGGTTGCGCCAGCAAATTCTGGCAAAGTTTTAAGATGCTCGTATGCTTGCTTAATGGGGTTTTGTCCATTCATGTCGTAAACACACTCATACTGAGAGTCAGCAAAATGTGCTTTTTCTTTGTCGGCAAAACTGCGGACTTGAAACCGAATCATGGTTTTTGAAATCAATTGAACGCCCTCGACACGATGATACGCATCGGGTATTTCAAACCCATAAACAGTGGTGACTGATTTTTTTAACGCCATGATGATTCCTTTATGATATTAAACCGAATGTGTACCATGTCCCTGGCGTTCCATCTACAGTACAAACTGCGCCAATGTAACCCGCTGATGCTGGCGTTTCAACATAGGCGATTTGCCCTGCATTCCATGTGCCTGATGGCGCAGTAGATGGCAGAGTATATTTTGGAACTGGGCGACACAAATGGTCTATGTTGCCAACCAACCTCATGTTGCCAGTTGCTGACCGTGTGAAATTGTTTGTCGCCGCAAAACGATTGTTTAAAATTTGGTATTGGATTGCAACACTTCCAGGCAACGTTTGATCGCTGATGCAATTAATGTTGAAGTCCCAAAAAATGCCGCCATACGTTGTAAACGAATTTCCACTAATTTCGTGCGATTCACCAGTCGCAAAAGAATAGGACGATTGGTAAATGCAAACCGTGTTTGATTGTTGGTTTGCATAAGTTTGAAAAGTGTTATTTCGGATAACCGAACCAGCATGGGCATTGCTTGATTCCAATACTTTCATAACGGTCAAAATGGTATTGTCAAACGTAAATTTGTTGCCATCGAATGTATCAAATCGAACGCCACCATATTGGTCATCGGTGTATGAAACGACGCAGTTCAACAAAGTGTTGTTTGTAAAGATCAAATTTTGAATGAACCCACCTGTTACAGAACAGACAGCGGTTGGTTCTACGCAACGAAATGTATTCCCATCCAACACTAAATCTCGTGATTGTTCAATACCCGCTTGGGTTGATACCCCGCCAATATTGTGCATAACAATGTTTCTTCCAGCCACTGTGCTAACGCACTCGTTACCCGAAAACACGACACCATACATTAAGTTGTAAGTCACCAAACAACCGTTGTTGCAATCTTGAACGTAATTTCCCGAAACAATTGAATCCAAACATCCTTCAAGATCAATTCCAACATCGGCGCAATCTCGCACGGTGTTGCCAGAAATTGCCATTTGCCGACCCATTGCACCCCAAATGCCACCACCGCCCATGTTGCGGGATATGTTGCCATTGATTACACCGTTGTAGCATTTGCGGGTATTTGCAAGCAAACCGTCCCCAGTATTGGGGGTCGCGTCCCCGCCCCACCAAGTAATGCCATGCTGAAAACTCTCAACATAGTTACCCTGTGCAATCCAATCTTTTGCGTAATAAAAAGCAATTGCGCCAATGCCGCCAGATGTTTTTGCGGCATTTGTTCCAACG